TTCCTTTTCAATTAATCAGACTACAGTATACAACAGATTGGTAGAAATGTCAAGTGTTTTTTACGCACTAATTTCAAAAAGTTTGCCTTCGCAACCTGATGTTACAGTGAATTTTTTGCCGCCGATTGTGATGTAGCCGTAGCAACCATCATCATAGATGCCGAAAGGGCAGGGTTCGATTGTCACGGACCGAACAATCTCGCAAAATCCCCACCGCTTTGTGGGCAGGGTGCCACCAAAAAGCCTCATATTTTCTATGGAGGTGATTAGGACTTTTGCTTTCATCGGTGACCTTTCTTACTAACTTAACTACAGTATAACGCAGTTCTACCGATTTGTCAAGTGTTTTTAATGTATACGAAAGTGTATACGGGAAACATCATTGTTCCATCGGGTCGCCAAGTGTGTACTCGGTAATCCACTCAATGGTGAATTTTTCACCTTTGTGTTCTTTCACATAGGAAATCATTGTATCAAGGTCACGGAAAATCAGGCTTCCGAGTTCATTTGTAATTCTAAACATTATTTTCTTTCAAAGTAGCGGTATGGGAGACCGTTCAGGAAACAGAAGTATTCCCAGTCACCATTAGCGGTGCTAGCCTCCATAATCCAACGAAGTGCAGTTTCACGGTCACGAGCACCCATGCAAATGGTGTTGATAACATGCTGTTCGAAGTTCTTCACAGCGGTGGTTTCAGCGGCTTCACGAGCCACAGCCTCAGCATTGATAACCGTAGCGAGTAGGTCAAACTCAGCCATGAAGTCAGCTTCGGACCAGCTGGTCGTGTCGATACCACGAGGGCGAACACCATAGGCGTCCTTGTACATGTCCCAGTACTGGCACTGCATTTGTTCGAGTTCAGTCATTTCTTCCCAGCTTGTCAAAACTTCATTCATATCAATTCCTTAGTTCGACCAAAAAGATTCGGAACGAGGTGAGCAATGGTACGGTGTATCGTATCGTTCTTGGAATTCTTTACCAGTCATCAGATTACGAGTAGTCACAAAGGTTGCGAATACTTCAACGACAAAACCGTTTTCACGGATGTTATCAGCGAGGGTTTTGATACCAGCATCAGTAGCAGTAAAATCTTGCACTTCAACCAAACGGCGACCTGCTTTGGTACGCTTATCGGTCTTGTAAATTTCGAGGGTGTATTCTTTCATTGCAGACATTTGGTTTCCTTTTCTTACTAACTTAACTACAGTATACAACAGATTGGCACACTTGTCAAGCAATAAAAGTTGTTATTTTACAACAGAAATTGTCGGCTTTCGCCTTCCACTGCTCACGACTGCTTCCCAATTTCAGCGTCCATTGGCACCCGTGGTAGGGCTACAATGCTCATCGGCCGCACCTTCGAGGGTGCGTGATCCTTGGGATAGGACTTCCATGCCTTGACCTGCATGGACTCAGGATGTTCATTTGCCAGTAATTTTTCAACTGGCGACTTCGGGGATCCGATCCCTCTGTCTTAATCGTACAAGCACTCAAAGGCGTATTGTTCATCACTCATGGTCTGAGCCGCAAGCAAATCAACAGAAATCACTTCGAGAAAGGACTCAACCTGTTCAACAGGAAACTTCAGAATCTCAGCAATCTCACTACTACAGTAACCAGCACAGGCTAGTTCTTCGATACTGAGGGCTAGGTCGGACATTTTACTCATTTTTTCAACTCACTTTTTTGCTAACTTGAATGTATTATAACGCAATTCGGCACATTTGTCAAGCACTATTTGTTGTTATTTTGCATCAGCGCCAGCGACTTTGATAGTTGCAACTCCTCTTGCAGTTCTCGCTGATTCAACTGTTCGCCAATCTCAATCAGCAACTCATGCAAGGCTTCGGTTTTGAGGTACAGGTTGTCGATTTGTGGGTCATACAACCTAGTGAATGCTCTCAATCGCCAATCTACAGCATCCACAGCTTGGCAGAGTTCATTGTACTTGGCGTTAATTTCATCAATGTTTTTCATAAGTTCTCTCCAGTCTCATCATCAATCATACCAGTGTAGACAGCTATCTGCCCATCACCACACAATTCATTGAAGCCAGCAACCCACCCAATGGCTTCTTGCTTGTTGTCAAACTCACGCTCAAGCAGAATCTTGTGGTCATTGATGTGCCCAGAATAGATGGGATACACTTGAACATTGTGTACAATACGGCGTTGGATAGTATTGTGAGGGTGTTTCGTTTTCATAGGTGTATTATATCGCAACTCTGCCAATTAGTCACACACTATAGTTGCGATTTACTTGGTACGGCGATATTCTTTTCCGTCTATGATAAGCACATGGTTATAGGTATCTGCATCGGCTTCGTTCACTTTAGTTTGCAACTGTTGCAAACCTTGATGCGCTAGGTCTATGCACTTTGTAGGTCCGAGAGTAGCAATTACCAGACCCAATATGATACCAACAATAAAATGCATGTTAACGACCTCCGTTGGTTGCTTTGCAATAGCCAAGATTTTTCAGTTCAGCAACTTTGTGCCCATTGTAGGAAATGCTTCCCCGTTTCATTGGCCAAGTTCGTTCAGTGGGTCGAGCCTTGCGAGTAGCTAAGACTGACACAAAGACTCCGAGTTCTTCGTTGAAATATTTGCTAACAACTTTCATTGTAGTTCCTTAGAAGGTATTCAGTGTGGGATTCAGTTCAGAAATCAATTGTCGTTCTCGCTGGTGCGCTGGTTTGCGACCACGGACAACTTCAATCACTTGATAGGTCCATGTACAGTCACTCAGTTCACGGAGAGCAGTACACATAGCCCATGCTTTATTCTCGCACTTAGCACGGCTCATATGCTTTTGCCAACGGACTTTGACCGAACGGAGATATGCTTGTCCCTGCGCTACAGTCAGACCGATGTAGCTATCGCCAGTGTCTATGCACTCTACACGATACAGCACATGGTTTCTGTCTTGGCGGGGTTTTCTTTTCAGCATATGCATATAATAGCACAAACTGGCAGTAATGTCAAGTACTATTGTTGCGATTTTGTTGCGAAAATACAACAAGATTTATGTTGACAGGCTCGGATTTCTGTGATATAATAGAGGGTTAGTCACCACTTGCCGCTTACATCCCAGCCTTCGTAGCCATCCATGTCTGGTATGTCTGGCACACCCACTGCGAATTCATCGATACTCACTGAGTCACTCTGTTCGCCACTGTTTATTCTTCGTATCTTCTCTAGTGTAGCGACACCCTCTGGTGTTTGCTGATACTCTAACATGGCGATTCTGCGCTTTTCGTTAGTGTCTTCGCTGTGTTCTCGCACATTACCACACGATGCAGAGCAATATGGTCCTCTTTTGCGGTGTTTTATCCCACACCTCGGGCATTCTTTCTCTCTGAAGATTCCTGGCATATTTTATATTACCGTTCCCACCCCACATTATGACACATTATTGCACTGCCGCTTTCATTCTTTCTTCTTTCTTTTTTAATCTTTTTAGAATTTTAGCATCTCTGAGTCTTTTCTGAAATTCTCTGTGTGCTTCTAATGCTTTAATCTCTTCTCTGACCATCATAGCGATTAGTTGCACTTGTGTGTCTTTCAGTGGCAGATTGTGTTTAATGAAGAATTGAATTATCTCATTATATGTAAATGTCTTTGGTTTCATACTCTACACTCTATGCTTATATTATATTCTTTCTCTATCTCTTCTATAGTCTTCGGTGTATATTCTACAGCCTTTACATTATAGAATCGTTCATCGGTTGGGTCTATATGGGTGAACCAATTGTTTGTGGTGACTTCTTGTCCAGCATAGATTATCATAGGTTTAAATTCTAATAGTTTTGTCTTGCGTGGGTGTGTATGGTGCTGGTCGTGATGCTAAATGATGCACCAGTTCTCTCAGTACTTTGTTCTCTGTGCCTAGTTCATCTATCTTTTTATGTGCTAATTTAAGAGATTCTTCGCACAATTTTAGTACTTCAATTAGTTGTTTTTCATTCATATTATTTTGCCATTAGTGCAATTGTTAATAGAAACCACCAGCCAGACCAGTTATAATTCACCATAAGGAATACTGTTCCTGCTACTAGTGCAAGATTGTATATCAGTTTCATTGCTACTATCATTTTGTTTGCTCTGCTAGTTTCTTATAGCCTGCCCAACTCGGATGCACTTTGTCTGCTTGTAGGTTTGGTATGGGTAACACTGTATCACCATAGTCCTTTGCTACTAACTGAACCATCTGTTGTATATCAGGTTTGATTGCTGGTAATATCCAGAATACTCTAGCGGATTCAACTCTTGCTCTCAACTGTTGCAGTTCCCATAGTGTACGGACACCTGCATGGTCATTTGAGCCTAGGCTGATAATCACTGTGTTTGCATTCAATTTTTTATTCGCATTCTGTTTGTTCCATTGCCAACTATTAATACCGCCTTTGGCATAGGCAACACATTCAGGCTTGAATTGGTGTGTGCCAACTGCAATACTATCACCTACAATCAAACAATCAATCATCTTGATACCCTCAGTTCGGCTTCTGGATTGTCCCAACATGCATCACGGTAATTGCTTACAAATTCAACCAGACCTTTATAAGTACCCCAACCATTCTCAGGCTCAAATATTTTATAATACTCTGGATCAGAGAGTAGGATTTTCAAACCCTCATCTAGATAATATACAATGTTTCTTGCATGAACAAACCCATGTTCATCGGGTCGCCATAGTACATTATAGAGGGTTAGACCATTAGACACTTTGACTTCACCAGCCATTCTGCCTAAGTTATGGGTGATGTTGCTACTGTATACCGAACAGGGTTTAGTAACCATCAAATCAACATCAAGACTCATCTTTATAATCTTCCATAAAATAATTGATGTACTTCAGAGCCTCATCAGCTTCAGGTTCTGTACATCCGTATCGTTCAATCAAAACTGTCTTCATCTCAGCATATTCCATACATTCAATCAGGTCATCATAGTCCCAATCGAATGTATGGTCCATGTCATACCACAGAGACAATTTGCCGTTTGCATTATAGAATGCATACCAGCAACTATTACTCCATCTGGCGTAACTCATCAGAATGCATCAAAGTTAAAGTACTTCGGTACTTCTTTCGATAGAATCATTGTGATATCATCTCTTTCAAAGATGAATTGACCAGAGTTGGCATTGAATTTGACCATGTGGTTATTGTCAAACTCTTTTTCATTCCAACC